CTCAAAATAATAATCGCTTATTTGATAACCACAGCTCACTTTCGTCAAGGTCCCTTCCTGAACCATTCGCCATTTTTCGTCACCGAGTCCTACACTGGAGAATTTAACTAATGCTCTTCCTATTTTGTCCTCGTCAATTCGTGCTGAAATAACACGTCCTATATGCTGATCGTAATCGTGATTGAATAACAGAGCGGCTCCGTTATTCAGGCGACTTAAATCTACGTTTGATGGCGTGGTCAGGAGGATCTCATTATAGATTTGCCCGTTGATTTCTCGCTCAACCGGGGTTTCACTCATGAAAGCAATTTCTACAGTGCGGCCTTCTTCGTTTATTGTGTTACTTTGAGTCAGTTCCCTGGTCTGATTCAGATTCAGCTTCAGACTTTTCGACA